GTGGTAGTCACCAACACTGCTCACCACCCCGACGACGCTCAACACCGACTGCTCAAGAAGCGCAAGTGGCCGGCAATCAAGATCACCCTCAGTGGCAACGTCTACCTCTACAACACTGAGTGGGACTCGCCGCTGATACGCCCGAGTGTGCATGGCCCCAAGGACGTGGAGGGGCCATACCGGCTTGTCGCGAATGACGCCTTGCACCCGAGCGGCTTCGACGAGCACGACGAACTGAGCTTCTGGCCCACGAAGTTCACCAAGGCTGTCAGGGCGGAACTGAAGCGCGGGTATACGCCTCGCCGCTTCATGCAGCTATACGAACAGCAGAGCAGCGACAAGGAGAGCCAGCGTTGCCAGGATGAGTGGATCGAGCGGTGCAAGGTGCCGGGGCTCAAGCTGACTGACCGCTACGACGGCTCCTTCTACACCGCAACCGGGGTGGACTTGGCGGTACAGGAAGGGGAGGAGAACGACAACACGGCATTCGTTACGGTGGAGTTCCGCCCCGATGGCGTGCGCCGCATACTCGACGTGGAGATCGGCCAGTGGAACGGCCCCACTATCGTTGAGAAGATCCTCGACAAGACCAGGCGATACAAGTCAGTCGCCAGGGTGGAGAACAATGCGGCGCAGGACTACATCCTCCAGTTCACCCGCAAGCGGCACAAGGGGACACGCATCGTGCCTCACACCACGGGGAGGAACAAGGCCCACCCGGAGTTCGGTGTGGAGGGCATCTTTATCGAGTTCATGAACGGAGCGTGGATGATACCCTGCGAAGAGGACGGGGCGATGGACCCTATGGTGGAGTCACTCGTGGAGGGGTGCCTCGAATACCAGCCTTCCAAGCATACACACGACGCGCTGATGGCACTCTGGTTTGCAGTGGAGCAGGGGCGCAAGATTGCCGCGTTCGGAGCCATGGGCAAGAGTCCCGGTCGGGCTGGCATCATGGCGCGCTGACACCGCAATACGTGTTGCGGCATAACAGGGCAATGGAGGCACCGAATGAGGCAACTGACTCGTGACCACTTCATGCGCAACCTCTGGCGATGGAGCGCCGGGGTGCCAGAGGTCGAGACTGATGAGTTCGACCATGCGGCGCAATGGTCCCCCGCGTTCGAGCGACTGATGCGCAACCGGCTCATCGTGGGAGCCTACCGCTACGGGGCAATCGGCGCTCAGGTCAAACCACCCTACGACCGCATCTCCTCTTGCCTACGCAGACTGAGGCAATACCGGGAGACGGGGAACCTGGAGTTGCTTGTCGACGTGGCGAACCTCTGCTTGCTTGAGTTCGTCGAGTGCCGACACCCCCGCAAACACTGGCACTCGACGGACGACGGCGAGCACGTCAACACGGCATAACCACCGATAGCCAAGGAGGGAAGTATGTTGACTCTAGAGCAAGCGCTGGAGGTTGTTGATGAAGACTTGCCAGACGGTGCGTGGATGGCAATGCTCTGCGACCTGACTGGTATGGATGCCGGCGAGGTGGCAAACGGGCTCTATGCAATTGAGAAGCGTCGTCGGCGTGAATGGAGGAATAACAATGAACGCGGGAAGTGAGGACTTGCACGGATTCATCTGCTCCGTGGTCCGCATGATGCGAGGGGTCATTGCCCCCCGTTGGCACTTCGCCATCGTGGCATGGGATGGGCAGAACTTCGTGTACGAGAAGACCGACCCCGACAGCGTGGCAACGTCGAGCGCGTTGCGTGCGTTGTCCATCATTCTCAACCCACCGAACAAGGCGTGACTAGGAGGCCACCCATGAGACACCGAGTAACCACCGACCCGCGTGAGCACTTCGTGCGGACTGAGGAAGAACGCAAGGCGGAGAACGAGCGCTATGTGTTCGAGCGGAACAAGCTCAATACTCAGTTCGAGGCGGAGCTTGCTGTCGAGTGCCGCAAGGCGGGTATCCGTTCCCCCGGCTCCGGGTTGCTGTCGTGCCATGTGAGGACGAAGCATCCCGACCTCTACGCGGTAGTCATCGAGCCCTACGAGCGCCGCGCGAAGGAGTTGCAGACTCAACACAACGAGCGGCACGACATGCTGACCAAGCGCTTGCATACCTTGGCGACATGGGCGTCAATCCGCTTCGTTGCGAACGTCGATACCCCACCCCCCGACCCCCCATGGGTGGAGTTCCACACCGCACACGAGTCCAACTACCACACTCAGACGGCTCCCCGAGCCTATGCCGAGGCGTCAGCCACCTCGCGCTTGTGGACCGTGGGGTACGCGGAGCCGATGGTGCCTTGCGTGGTTGTTTGGGAGGAGAGGGAGTGCAAGCTCTACGTGGCACTTGAGAGCGACCTGGACCGGCGCATCCTCTACATCCGGTGCTATCACGAGGGGCTCCCCGTGGGGGAGTTCATGCGCCGATGTTGGGCGCGAGCGTGGAACCCCCGAGTGCTCGACCCGTTCCTCCCGGCGGGACTGGAGGACAAGCTCGGGCTCGACTACCAGGGGCGAGATAAGCACGCGACCGCGTACTCGTGCGCAAGGTGCAAGCGGCTCTATGATGCCGAGGACTATTCGGGGGTGTTCAAGCTCTGCGAATGCGGGTTCGACCTCCGGCCCATACATGGCGACCAGGAGCCCTAGCAGCCTCACCACGGGCTCGCAACCCCCACCCCCGGCCCCTTGCCACCCCCCTCCCTCCCCGACCCCGTATTCGGCTCCCCACGGCATAACCCACTAGGCACTGACCGCAACACGTATTGCGGCGCATACCAGGAGGATCACAATGCCACGCAAACCACACCGACCGCTCGCTGACGTATTGCCCACCGACGAGGCACTTGCCCAGATGCGCAAGGCCGGGGGGACTTGGGCCGCATACCAGAACATCGCTCTCGACAGCGCTACCCTTGGCGCTCTGCGCTTCCTCAAGGTGGGGCCGGGTTGCACTTGCGAGACGGCCCCGGAGCGCTTGCCCGACTCTCACCTTGGCATCGGGTGGCGCTTCTCTCACGTAGGCTACGTCGACCTCGCCACGGGCGAGATCAAGGAGACGCCCAATGACTGACAAGTTCGCACCCCCCGTTGGAGACGTTGAGTGGAAGGTCTACCGCGTCGATCAAGCCGGCCACTATCAACCAACCGGGGCAATCGTTCATGCTCATACGTACTTCGACGCGCATCGCAAAGCGGCTCAGTTGCTCGGGGAGCCCAACCTGGGAGACGTGAAGGTGGAGATGCTCGGTGGCAATGAGCCCCCGGCCACCGACAAGAATGTGGTGCATACGGTGGTTCACTACACCGTAACGTTCCAGGTCAGTTACTCGTCCAAGGACACATTGCACAAGGGGCAACGGGACCGCATTGCGCGGGACATCGAGAACGCTACCAATGAGGCACTCGACTCCCACCCCTACTTCCGCGACAAGAAGCAAGTGGACTACACCGTAGCGGCGGCTCGCGGCACGGTTCAACCCAAGCTGGGAAGGAGGCCCAAGAATGGCTGAGAGGACTACCATCGAGGGATATGACATCGAGCAGGACTTCACCGGGTTCCGCTACACGAAGCTGAAGGCAATGTACCAACACCCGCGCATCAAGTCGCTCAAGGCGGATGGCGTGGTACGCGTCGCCGGCATGAACTATTGGAAGGGGCCGGCATGGTACATCCTTGTCGGCCAAGCGCTCAGTCCCGATGACGACTTGTATGCCACCTTCGTCAACGACTCCCAGGGGGAGGCGAAGGTGCTCGTGGTGCGCGAGGGGGTGGGGCTCACCATCGACGGCATTGAGGTGCTCCGCAAGCTACTTCCCCACCGCTCGCTGGACCTCTTCGACGTTGCGCGCAAGGTGGGTGAGATGCATATCCTCCGCCTCGGCAGCGGCAACGGCCCCCTCTACCCCCATGCCGAAGCGGTGAAGGCTAGCTTCCAGGACAATGGCCCCCTCCACGCGGGTGATGTGTTCAGTGATGACGATGTGCGCAAGTCAATTCGCACGTTGGAGGAGAATGACACATTCCCCAAGTCTAGGGGCAATGGGGGGTGAGTCGGAAGTGTCGTTGCACATCAAGCGGCGAGGAATACCACGTTCCGGGGTGTCGCCCCGGTCGCCCACTCTGCCGTTGGATGCGCAAGCGCAAGTCGAACCAGCAAGTCTGCAATTGCGAGGCATACCACTTCCCCCATCGCTATGGCTCAGGCAAGTGCGGGCATCCCGAGCGCATTGACATTGAGTGGCTCGATGCGATGTACCCCAAGCTGACACCCGAGCAACGTGAAGCCGTCATTGCCGGCAAGGCAGACCCGGAGGACTTCGACGACATCCCTTTTGAACAAGCATGTTAGGAGGTGCTCAATGCCCCGTCGATCTGTCGATGCTTGCCTTGCTTGTGGCCGTTCGGGCCATCTCGCGACGCGCCACTATGACGCTTATCAATGCCCCGTATCGACGGGGCCATGGGGGGATGTCGTGGAGCCCGATGAGGTTGGCCGTTGCGGTCATTGCGGGGGGAGCGGCTTTTCGTATCTGAATGGCATGCATACATCGAGGAGCGGAGTTCGCGGATACCGTTGCATGCAATGCGGGTGTATCAAGCGAGAGGACTGGCGGAAACTGAAACGCAAGAGGAGGCCACATGGCACGCAAGCGAATGACGGTTGAGGAGACGTACGAGTTCCGCGAAGGGGGCTTGCCGAAGGCTGGAGAGCTATGGGTCATTGAGCCCTACGGTTTGCACAAGGTGCTCAGTGTCCCCGAGACACCCGACGAGCACGGGGCATTGATTGTGAGGTGCGAGAGTGTTGCAACCAAGCGCGAGCTTGGACTCTCGCTCTCACACTGGATGCTCAAGCACCCCTCCTTCCCCAACGGTTGCCCCGCACGGAGGTATCAATGAGCAGCAAGCGCAAGCCGGCTCCGGTCGAGGAGAAGCGCACTCGCAAGCTCGGGGAGGTGCCCGACCGCATCCGCCTCCCCAAGCGGCGAGTGGGGTTCAACCAGGAAGCACGGGTCGGGGGCCACAAGCTCTACATCAGAACGGGTGAGTACGAGGATGGCACCCTCGGTGAGATATTCCTCGATATGCACAAGCAAGGCTCGGCGTTCCGTGCGATGATGAACTGCTTTGCAATGAGTATCAGTCTCGGGCTCCAGCATGGCATTCCGCTGGACTCCTACGTAAAGATGTTCACCTTCACTCGGTTCGAGCCCAACGGGTTGGTCACGGGGCACGAGAAGATCCACAAGGCTACGAGCCTCATTGACTACGTGTTTCGCGCACTCGCCATTCACTATCTCGGTCGTGAGGACTTGGCCCACGACCCGGAGGAAGAGACAATTCATACAGGAGTGTTCAATGGGCAAAGGTAGAGACAAGCGGCGCAAGAAGCAGAGGCAACATGACAACCACGCAAGGCGGAGCACGCCAGGTTCTCTCGCAGAGGTCCAGGTGATTGGCGTCGACCTTGCGAGCGGCCCAGACTCCACCGTTGTCCAGGTCTGCGACGTAACGATTGACGGCAAGCTGATTGCCACGCAAGCCGTCGCAGTGCTCAACCCCAAGCTCTAGTCCCACCCCCAACCGCAACACGTATTGCGGCCCACCCCCCGGCAGAGTATCCTACCCCCACCAGACTGAGGCGCGGAGGCCACCCTCACGACCGAAAGGCGATCCCATGAACTACGTTCTCATCCACTATCCCGCTGACGTGCGACTCGTAGGTACGAAGCACAATACCGAGTTCGCTCATCTGCTACGTACGAGGGGCGGAGTGCTCCTCCCCGTGGCAGACAATGGGCTCAACACTCTGCACGATTGGGCTCGGCGCGAGTACGGGCATCAGGGGCAATTGCCACCTTCCCCCAACCACGTTCTGCGGGGGCCGATCTTCTACATTGACGGGCAACGTTCCATCTCGTGGGCCATGCTGCTCGACACGGAAGGGGCAATCAGCGGGCGGGTCACTCCGGTGCCGAGTACGGTGCAGAGCGGCAACGGCTTCGTGCGGCTTCACCCGAGTGGCACACAAGCCATCGGCATCGACACCGCAACACGTATTGCGGTGAAGGGCGAAGGGGAGAGTACCGTGGAGAGCGAGTGTCTGCTTACGGGGGAGTTCGCCGTCAACCCCGCACAACACGGCTTCACGGCGATTGACTTCTACTTCTCCTTCCCCAAGGGCTTCTCCGTTCGGTGGATTGCCGTTGCGCAAGTAGCGAGGTGAGCCGTGTTTGCGTGGTTGAAGGACAAGGCGTTTCTGTTGTTCGCCATAGCGGTCGAGCTATGGCGACAGCGCAATGAGCCCTATCCCCCACCCTCCACCCCGGCCATTGACGAGGACAACGCTGCTCCGCTCCAACCCATCATTCCCCCCGAGGGGTTGGCAATGAGGTGGAGGGAGGAAGCCCCAACCAAGCCCGATGTCAACCCCAAGCCAGAGCCTCTGCGTGGTAGCCTTGCAGACCGCGTGGAGAAGGCGAGACGAGGCAATCAATGAACGAGCCCCTAGCCGACATCATCCCCTTCATGCAGGTCACTACCGACTTCAGCCGGTATGGCTTCAGCGACAACGCATCTAACTTCCGCGCAACGCGCGTCGTGGACAGTGTGCGGTGGAAGGAGATGGAGCGTTGGCAGCGATACTTTGAGTGCAAGCAACACGATGCCAAGCGCTACGACTTCGACGGGCGGCTCATGGCTCCTCGTGCTGTCGGTAGCGGGTATTCCCAACCGCTCATCAGCGCCGAGCGTGCGACGTGGTATGTCCCTCTGAGAGCGCGCAAGCCGTCTACCCCCTACCGCATCGGTCGCCGCATCGTGCTCAGTTTCACAAGCATGGTGTTCGGTGAGAGTCGTTGGCCCGATGTGGTGGTCAATGGGGACACTGACGCGCAGGAGTTCCTCAACGCGCTAGTCGAGGAGACTGGACTACCGACCAAGATGATCCAACTCCGCAACATCGGCGGCTCGGTTGGCACGGCGGGACTGTCGTGGTGCTATCACAACGGGGTTCCCAACGTCGAAGTCCACAACGGCAAGGGCATCATTGTCCACGAGTGGGCGGACAAGGCGAAGCTACGCCCGAAGCATGTCACTGAGGTGTACCGCTACGAGCGTGACCATTGGGATGCAAAGAGGCGTTCCTACGTGCGTGAGCTATGGTGGCATCGGCAGGACTGGACCGAGGTTGCCGACGTGGTGTTCAAGGAGTG